CTTCACATGTTATGCTTTCGCCTCCTACTCCCGTTTCAGGGAGATCTCTTGGATTAAATCACCAGGAGAGTGTGTAGATTGACAGAAGTTCGTACACCCCAGTAGTGCCCGGCAACGGCCATAGTACGCGCCCTTGACGATCACGCCGCTTCTCAATGGACCTTTCGGGCCACGAGACGCTACGGATCATTTCGGAACGCACGGCTTTGAGCTCCTCGAAGAGAGAAGCGTCGTCGGGCTGGTCCTCCGCGCAATATATTGCGTAGAGGGGGGTCACGTAGTCACCAGGATACAGGTTGGGGTGATACATTCCAACCTCCCGGTACGTGTCGAACTTAAAGCCACCATAGCCACAACGTCTCATCTTCCGGTCTCGTCTGTAGGGAGGGTCTCTTGTTAAGAGATGGCCGTCCCCGTAGCCGTCCGGTCCGAAGATTCGAAGTGATTCTGGTATCCGTTTGCACAAAAAGTCAGAGACTTCATAGTCATACTGACGATAGAACCAATTGTGCAGACGAAACAGATCTGCCCACGTGAGATGTTCCTTCACGTAGACAGGGCGAATGTCAATACCGTTGTAGTAATCGGCCCCACATGACTCACGAAAACACCCTGTCCAGTACGACTTCGTTTTGGAAATCTCGAAGCCGCATTGTATAAGGGCTGTCGATACGGCTTCGACATCGTCGGTGTTACAGACGAGATCGTCCCCGTAGGCCAAAACGTCGCCAGGGTGCTGTGAAGCAGCCCGGGCGACTGACCAGAAAATGAGTGTCTCAAGAGGAAACGTAAAACCATTCCCCATCGAGCTCATCTTCTCGAGCGTGAGTTGTGTTGTGCGGTACTTCACACTGAAACATGATATTGACGAAAGGAAATAATACCACTCCTCTCCTACCAGGAACTTAACGAGCTCCCTGGCGATCATGTCGCTTGCCGATTTTAGGTCGAGTGTCGCGAGACGACCAGTTAGCGAGCCCTCACGGGCGGCGCGTTGGTTTTTTGTTTGGTCTCGGATGTCAACCCCTACAGAACGCAGACGCTTCGTCATCCAGTCCCCTACTGCAGCTTGCAGCATGCTGTTGAGGGTTGGCTGAACAACGATTGCTCTATGCGTCTTCGCATTCTTCGGCACAAACTGTAAATGCGACACCGACAATGCAACGTCAATGTCGTACCCAAACGACCAGGTTCCATCTTCTTCCAATTGTGTGACCGGCTCGCCGTGGCAATCAAGCCAGTGCGGCATCGATCTGCACAAGTGATCGAAGTAATAGGACACTTCCAGCTCGTGACTACACGTGGGCATTTGAGCAAGCTTTGCTTGCCACGATGCCTCTTTCTTTCTTATACCGCTGGTGGCACCCGGTCCAAAACGTACCTGCAAGTCCTCCACTTTAGGAGGCGCCTCGCCCAAAACTCTTCGTACATCCCGACGTGCCCTGAGAAGGACGCGTACGAAGGATGGAACGGGATCAAAGCCCGAACTCTCCCGTGGCGAAGGCCACGGAGAAAAGCTAGGGTGCCGTTGAAGAGCCCTGAAAAAGGCGTTTGTTTCCTTGCAGACAGCTTCAGCCCGTTGGAACTCCCGCCACGCAACTTCTTCCTTGTCGACGCTCGTAGGAATACCGGCGTTCTTTTGAAACAAGGCGAAGACCTGACGATCAGCGATCAACTTGCTGATATCAGCTTGCGTGTATGAATCATACTGCGGGAAATCCATTCCTACCAGTTCGTCCCATTCGCCGCGCATGGCTTTCGCGCAGACGTCAAGAGCGAACTGGCTGCCCCTAGGGGCGAGGATTGTGCTGAGGTCCGTCAACACTTGGAGGTTCTCCGTTTCCCGGAGCCTCGCATTCCAATACAGGGAGGTTTGTCCCATTTTCTGTTCCTTTGTTTGAAGGTTGGTAGTACTGGAATCGCACATCGCAACCGTTCCTAAGGCATAAAACGTAATTGCCAAGGAGAACGGCCGCCGTCGTCAAAACACCTGCCCAGAAATTAACCCGGGAAAGCATCTTGGTCGACGACCAGCGCTGCATCGTGCGTCGTCACCGGCGTCACTGTGGTAGTGATGCCGCCGAGGACGTTGACGAGCAGCTGCCGAATGAGCTTCCGCCCGGCGATCGTCGAACGATCTCCGAAGTAAAACACGGCGGACGCCTGGTCGGTATAGGCGATTTTTGGCGGGGCTGTGTAGCCCTGTGCGTTGGCCCCGGTCGCGGTCTCCATGGAGGGGACCTCGACGCGGATTTCGATGCGGACGACTCCACCTTTGAGGGCCTTCTTCAGAATCGTAACGCGAGGGTTCGCGTTGATCGGAATCGAAGTGAGGCCTTCCCTGTACTTGGCAACGTCGCCGAGGGCCGGGTCCGAGGACACGCCCATGGCGTTGAACGTATGCGAGACAGGAGTTGAAGCGCCGTCGAAAGCAACGATGGCGGCTTGTTGTGCCATGATGTTGTTCCTTTATCAGATTGAAAGGAGGGCTTTTAGACCCACTTAGTTGTGCTTTGCTCCGTTCAGCAGGCCGTGAATCAAAGCGCCCGCGTTCAGGAGGTGACCAGTTGACAGAATCTGCTCCATGCGTTTAAGCGTAGGAGGAGGGACTACCAGAGGAATGTTAACCTCTCTGTCAACCCAAACTGCTCGTACTATGTGCCCACCACGTGCTATATCTGACCAGACCTCAAAAGGCGTCTGGCCGCAACACAGCATCGTATGGGGGTGATGGTAACCGCCTACCCATGGATTTTGACATTTCCAATTACGGATGTCAGCGGTCGCCACTTCATAAATAGTACGGTGTACCTGCATTGAGAAATTCCCCAGGTATCCGCGGTTGTCAAGGTACGTGCCAATAGGCCACGCCCAATCGATCACGAACGACCAGGGAAAGAGATCCCAAGCAACAAGAGCTGGGTTAGTGACTCCCAACTCGTCAGCCAAGCTCGACCTGTTCTCAAGAACGGTCACACGATACTCGACTTTCACCGAGTGTGTGAACGGAGAGAGACCAGCCCGATTCTGCCCCTCAAGGGCATGGTCAAGGATGGTATCAGGCCCTCGTGCTCTGACGCGGAATGTCACTGGCGGCGCCTGCCCAGATGGGCTGTAGCGCTTTTCAATGAACTTCGCTGACTCATAGATGTCATTAAGCAACGGCCCCCACGCGTACTGCGTGGAAAGCCATAGCGACGTGACGTCGTCTGAGCTAAGCACTTTTTGTTTTCGTCTTTGCAACGTCTTGGAACTCGCGTGCAGTGTGCGGGTAAAGTGACGAACTGCTTCATCAACATTTCCACGCTTTAAGCTACGAATCCCTTGACACAAGGAGCCCACCAGACCAACCAGTGTATCGGCGGTCTGACGGCTTGTCGCAGCGGCGATACCAGCATTGAACTGGTGGCCGCGCATCTTGTCGACGAGCTTGGTTAGCGCTTTGTTCGCAGTGTTGCCGTCGAGACCGACTCGCAGGCCAATTTGTGAAAGGCCTTTGAATCCAATCCCGTCAGCACCTTCGCGTGCGATAGCGCCATCTGGGTACCTAGTCAGGAATGGGAAACGTTCATCCCAGAAACCGAACATATCGTAGGCGTTTTCAGAAGATCGTCCATTAGAACCGGACCAATCTCTTACATACGCCCTGCCCGATCCATTGTTGGCTGGATACCAACTTTTGTAACCTGACGACATTTGAATCTCTCCAGTGTTAACTGAAGCACCATAGTTGGTTAGCCAGGAGTCCAGTTGTTTTGTCAGAACAGTGGATAGGTCCTAAGAACAGAATGCACGCATGACCTGGTGCATCCTGCCTTAGAATCCTGTCAATCATCCCTGCGAAGGGATGAAGGAGGCCTCTCTTTCGAG